CGGACGTAGTTCTCGATGCCCATGGCAACGGCCCGAATCAGCTTGCGGCTAACCCGAATCGACTTTGCGAGCGGGTGCGGTGTCATTTCCCGTTTGCCGAACGCCAGAGCCGTGTCCTCGCTGCCGATGCTCAGTTCCGTCGTCCAGGTGTCGTCGGCAATGTCCGCCGTTCGCGTCGGGCGACCAACGCTGTCGGCGTTCGGGACGAGGTAAACGTCCGACATGCCTCGGATGAACGTCAGGTCGTCAACGGCTTCGATGAGCGAGCCGACGAACGCGGGCGGAATGAGGTAGCCGCCAGCGGTGTCCGAATCCATCTGGAGATTTCGCATTTCGCGATGCGAGCCGGTTTCGGCCCACTTCCAGAATGCTTTGCGGTACTCGGTCGTGGCGAGCGGTCGTCGCGGGTCGTCGTCGCCAAGGATAATCTTGTGCCCGCGACACTCGAAAGACAGCTCGGACGCCGTTTCTTCCGGCTTGGTTCGCCCGCCGCCAGTGTTGACGGCCCGCTCCTCGGCGGCCAAGTCCAGCTCGACGGCGACTTCTTCGTCGTATTGCTGCTTGAGCATGGCCCGCATTTCGCCATTTTCGGCGATGTCGGTCTGCGCCGCGTCCCAATTCTTCCGCTCTTCGGCGGTCAGGGAGCGTTTCTCGGCTTCAGCGGTTTCGAGAATCCCGCGAGCCAGCTTGATGAGCTTGTTTCGTTGTTCGCCCAGCTCCTTGAGCCGGTGTCGTAGGTCAATCGCCATTGGGTGGCTCCTGTGCCACGCCCAATAAAAAAGGCGTGGCGATAGACATGGTTAGTCTATGAGCCACGCCCGCGATGCGACCGTAAGCAGCTCGACGACCGCAGGCGATGCCTTTGGTATGCCGGAAATGTACGCTAAACGTCCGTTTCTGTCAACAAGAGGTCGAGGTACATGCCCATCGTGGCGAGCTCGCAGCCATCCTCGCGGGCTTTTGCCGCCTCGATGGACCTGAGAGCCACGGAGGTATCCAAGTACGCTGGATATGCCACTACGGACACGTCAAACAGGTCCACGGCACGCAAAACGCGGATCGTCTCGCCGTTTTCCTTTCGCACCTCATCGTCGCGGGCGACGAAACCAAAGCTCATCGCGTCCAGATCCCCGCGTCGGATAGACTCAACGGTATCGCGCCCGACGCTGGTATCCGGCGGTTGGATGCTGACCTTCAGCCCGTGCTCATCCTCGACGACGGTTAGCGTGCCCGACTTGTTGCGCCCGAGGATCTTGGCGGAGTCGTGGTCAACCAGTGCCCGCACATCGGCCCCAGCGTGCAGGCTGACCGCAAACGCCCCTGGTTCAATCCGCTCTCGGAACCCGCCGAGATTTTGGCTGAGCGAGTTGAATACCGCCGCGTAGCCTTCAATCACCGGCAAGCCGTCACCAACCGCCCGCAGCTCGACACCCTGCACGCTTCTCCGCTCCGGTTTGTTCATCGCATTGCCCTTTCTAGGAAAGTTTCGGTTCTGGATTCCCATGATTCAACGCAAGCCGCCACGCGATCCGCCAATTCTTCCGGCTGGCACTCCGCCGCTGTCAACAGCAGGTCCTTTGAGTCGCAGCAGTGGGAAACGACGGCATCCCGGCATTCGCAGCCCTCTGCGGACAGTGCCGCCATCATTTTGTCCGCGTGGCGGATGTAAAATCGCTCCAACCACCCCACAAATTGCCCCTTTCTGGACGCTTTCGCGGCGTCAATCTGCTCCTTTGCGATCATTCTGGCGACCACATTGCGGACGCCGCGAACCCGCTCGGCCCGCCTGACCTCAGCAATCTCAGTCCTGACAGATGCCAAAGACTCCGCCACGTCCCGCAGTTGTGTCGCTAATTCGGTGATTTGCTCCACATTTCGCGGCGTTGTGTCGCCAGGAACCCCTGCTGGTGCCGTTGGCGGGTCGTCTGGGTTGTCGCTCGGTTCTGGTTCGTTCTCGGATTCGTCGGGCTCAACCTCTTCACCAGCGGGAACCATGTTCATGGGACTCAGGTAGATATTGCCATCTTCCCCGATGCCGTTGAGGTTCATGCTGCGGCGGATTTCGTTGACGTTGAGCCAGCCCCACTGCCGAGCCAACGCCCAGAATTGCCCTTGAGTCTCAATGTCGCCAACCAGCAGGCCCGCGATGTCGTGTTTGACTTCCCAGGTCTCTTGCTCGGTCTCGGTCAGTAGCTTGCGGCTAAATTCCTGATCGAAAGCCACCGTCCAGGGGCGGATTGACTCATCGGCAAACGCTCGGTTGATTTCTTCGATGTTGCTGAACGTCGAGCGGGAGAAGTCGAATAGCTTCGTCGGGCTGAGTCGCAGCCATCGGGCAACCTCTTGGACCTGATAGAGCCGCGTTTCGATAAACTGAGCCTCTTCCGGCTTCGTCCCGATGGTCTGATAGCTCGATTCGTGGTCCATCACGGCGACGCTGTTCTGTTTTCGGCCACCCATCTGCCGCTTCCACGCCTCTCCAATCTCGATTTTCCGCTCCGCCGTCGCTGGCTTCGACAACTGCAAGATGCCGCTCGGAGTCCCGCCATTACCGAAGAATGACGCCCCGAATCGGTCTGCCGCGATGCCCAGCCCCAGTGATTCACGAGCGAACGTGTCGAGTCCCTGCCCAATGTCGCCGTCTCCGCTTAATGCCGGAACGTGAATTACCTTGCGGGCCGGAATCGGGCGATCGGGCTTGCTTCGGTCGTCGGATTTCACCGCGTAGGACAGCCCGCCGCCAGGAAGTCGCTTCACGACCATCTTCGTCGGGTGGATCGGCCATAGCTGCTTCGGTTGCATCGAACCATCGAACGCAATTTCCGCATAGGCGTTTCCGTACCAGATGCAGTTGGCGACCATCGCCCGCCGAAACGAAACCCGCGTCATTGCCTTATTTGGGTTGTTTAGCACCTTCCACGCCGCCGAATCCTTCCGCAGCATCAGGTCGTCCGCCTCTTCCTGGTACACGCCAAGCGGAAGCATCGACGAAGTTTCAGCAATACAGCGAATCCCGCAATACATGGCCGCCAGCGTGTAGGCGGTCGCCTCGGTCACTGGCTCGCCCGCTGTCGTATCGGCACCAACGCCGAACAGTTGCAACAACGCGGGGTCTTTCGGGTTGCCAAGGTTGACGACACGCGAGCGGCGTTCAATCGACCTCTGAATCATCCGTGTTAGCACCATCTGCCGCGCCCATCCAACCAAGTGCCATTAAGCCGATGCCCGCGACGACGAAAGCCGCCGGCCAATAAATGAACGCCACGCCGATAACGATTGATACCCCGCCGGCCCACAAGCACAAGTCCCAGGTCTTGAGCATTTCACCCCGCCTACACGAACACCGGCCCGCAATCGTATTGAACGTAGTCCACCGCCAACCCTTGCGCCATAATCCCCGCAACCATCGGGTCAATTTTGTCCTTTGACTTGTTTTTCGTGGGCATAATATACCCTGTGGCGTTCTCTTTTACCGTCAGATTATCGGCACACCACGCCAGCAGAGGGTTCCCGCCATGCACAATCCGCCCCTGAGTGGCTGCCTTGTCGAGGTGCCTCATGGGTTCGTTGTACGCCCCGCAGCTCTGTAGGTGGTCGTAGGTCTCAATCCCCCACTGATTGTTGCATCTGGTTAGAAATTCGCGGCAATTATGGGGGTCACCTGCCAGTTTCAGGATGGAAAAACGGCGTGAATCGTCCTCTAAAGCCTTGTAAATCGCGTCGATATCCGTCGTATCCCCATCGGTCACGGTTAGAAACCCGTCCGCAATCCATTCAGCCCACGGCGAGCGTGACAAGTCGCGTTCGGTTCGGCTTGGAATCCACGCCCGGCAGAACCAGTCGTATTCCTGTTCGTCGCCGCTGCCACGCGGGAACACGTAGACCAACGCGGCCAAGTCCTTCCGCCAGCCCCAGTCGAAGCCCGCGTAGCATTCCCGCCCGTCGAGCGGTTCGGTCGGACGGTCGCCAAGTTGCCAGATTTCGGGCCTGAGAAACTGCCAGAAGCTCACCACCTGCTTGTTGCAATGGTATCGCTTAAGCCGCCGCATCGCATCCGTTGACGCCTTGGCCTTCTCTGCAAGTCGCAGGATGCCGTCAATCTTTACGGGAGACCCTGCCTCTTGCATCATCGGGTTGGCCTTGGGCCACATTTCAGCGTCTAGCGGGTCGTCCTCATCGTCGATTTCGTAGCATAATGCGAACAAGGCGTCGTCATCCATAACCCGCCGAAGCACCTTGCGGGCCGTGTCGTACTTCTCTTCCCACAATGCGGAGTCATCGTCTCCCGCCGTGGTAATCACCATCATCAGCGGTTGTCGCCGCTTGCTCATCGCGGTTTCTATGGTGTCGTAGAACTCTTTATGCAGATCCCGCCATTCGTGGATTTCGTCGAGGATGGCCAGGTGGGTGACGAATCCTGACTTCGCACCACGGGTTAGCGGCTCGAACTTGGAGAACGTAACCGGGTCGCTTATGTTGTCCTTGGCGACCAGTAGGCGAGCGTCCAAGTATTCGTTCGTGCGAATGAATCGCTTCGATTCGTCGAACACAATGCGAGCTTGCTTGGATTCGGTTGCCGCACAGTAGACCTCGGCACGTGGTTCGTTGTCGGCAAGCAG